GCTTTCCCTTTCAAAGGTAAATCAGCCTGAGGTGTACTAAAGCTAATATTACCAACAATCCGCAAAAGGTCCTGTAAAGAGGGATCTTCATTGCCTTTATTCGGATTCACACTCCCGATATCATCCAAAACACAGCACCACATTGACGATCGGAAATTGTTCCAATGGTCCTCTGACGGCACTCGGTTGTAGATGAATTCGGGATCCAAAGGCTTATTATACAAATGAGCATAATGAGCAATGAGAAGGTCCAGAAAGGAACTCTTCCCATGTGATGAACCTGAACTCAACAAAAGGGCAAATGGAGCATGACGCAGTTTGCCACAAGCACTTACAACAAGCAACTCGTTGGACAATCTACGAAGACGAGATAATAATTATAAAATAGCATCCTTTTCATCGGATGCTTTAACAAACTTCTTCATCTCTTCCCCATCTGTCAACAACTCAGCAAGCTTCTTCATAAAGACATGATAGTCAATACCAGCAGCTTCTGGGTTCGCAATAACAACACTTTGATCTAATAAGGCAAAAGCCTCGTCAGCCCACCGTGAGTAACTGGTGGGAGTATGAATCAGGGACTTCCAATTGCCAGTTATGCAAAATGCAGAAATTCTCTCACCCAAAAAATAGATCAAATCTATTAGGGCAGTGAAAAAATCTGTGTGGCCAATAATCTTCTGTGCTGAATTGCACACAACCTCCCACAGTTGAGCCATATCTGCTTCAATACCAAACGCTGCCAAGATGCCACCTGAAAATGCCAAGGAAACGACCTTGACAAATTTTGTGACGGCAGGGTGATGTTTTAAAGCATCATAGCTCGAAAGTAGATCTTTCAAAACACTCCAATCCATGGACTGTGCTTCCAATGGTGAGTCGAACATAAACTTAAATAAGAACGAAATAACGGGCTTACGAAAATGTACACGAGACACATAATCCAAAATGGAAAGCACATCAGTCCAATCATGGACTCTTTTTAAACGAGAAATTACCCAAAGTAAGGTGCAAGTAATATCCTGAAACAGAGATTTATCTGAATCAGAGACTCCACCCCACAAGGCACCCATCTTTCCCAAGATGGCAGCCAAAAAATCTGTGGTAAAACCTTGTTTCAAAAGGTCTTGAAAAGGGTCAATTTGTACCCCAAATGGGGTGGCAAGGAGTGATTGCTCGCACTCCTCAACGAGTGTGTACACACGAAAGTGTGTGAAAGATAGAGGATAAAAATCCCCGGCGACGTTCTGTGAGTTTAGGAAAGACATTTCCAGATGGCAGAACAGGCCTCCTGAGTCTACAAAACGGGTCTTAGGCTCATCTAGGACCTAACAAACTTTTTCTCGACTTACATACGAACTCCTAGTTCAAAGCGAGAGATACGAACAACAAAATATAACACTAAATATCAAACCAAATTAATTGGCCATCCCAAGATACGGTTTCGCAAACCAATCAAGGGTGGGATCTCATAAGGTTCTCCATAAAGGGTCATACACTTGTATTCATACCAGAATGCGTAACTCAGAGAATG